GGGCAGAGGCTTTGTTAGCTGCAGGTTTAGTATTTGCTGAATACGGTGCAAAACTGGCCATAATCGACCAACAACAGTTCGCGCTTGGTGGTGTGGTGCCTTCAAATGGTGGTGAATTTGGTGGTAACTCTCACTCAAATGGTGGTACTCCGTTCTTCTTCCGTGGACGTTCATTTGAGGCTGAGGCAAAAGAGATAGCCATCGTTAATAAGAAGTCATCACAGATGAATGAGCAAATGTCTGTTTCCGGTACACCTAAGCAAATATTATCAGCCATCAATAGTTACGGTGGCGGTGTAAACTTTGCTCCGGGTGCATCATTATCTAAATTATCATATGGTGGCATGCTCGGAATGTCTGTTACTCCACCATCATTTACTTCTTCCTATTACGCTCAGCGTTCACAGGATTCACAGGCCTTTGACACGATGATGTCACAAATGATATCGGGTTATAATGCAATGATATCTTTGAATAGTAGAATTGATAATTTACAGGTAATTTTGAACCCTAATCAAGTTAAGCAGGCAAATGACCTAACCGATAAGTATGTAGCTATCGGAACACTATAGTATGGGACTATCAACTGAAAAAGAAAAAGAACTCGATAAACAGCTAATAGAGCTGGCCATGTCAGACTTTGAATACTTCTGTAAGATAACGTCTGCAGATAAGGAGCAGGCCTATCTATGTATGGCAAAACAAGCGGGTAAATCTCATCAACAAATAGCTAACCAGCTCGGAATTTCTAAACAAGCCGTGGCTAAACGTTGGCAAAAGTGTAAACCGATAGTTGACGAAAGTAATTAAATCAATTACTTTATAATCTTTTTAATTCAAACTTTGTGGCTGTATGAAAATGCAGCCACTTCCTTTTTTTAATTTTTCCTGCCTCAATAAAGGCGATGAAACAGTTGATATCTATGTTGACGGTTACATCGTAGATGCTCCTACACAGGAAATCCTCCGCGCCTACTGGGGGGATGAAACATCTGTTTCTTACAAATCAATTCGCGACCAAGTTCTCGCAGCGAAGCCTAAAACGGTTAACGTATACATCAACTCAGGAGGTGGCCAGGTAGTAGATGCAATGGCAATACATGATTTCTTTATTGACCTCGAGAATAAGGGCACTACTATAAATCGTTATGGCCGTGGTATCATCGCTTCAGCTGCTACTTACCTGTTGATGGGTAAGAATAGCGAGATATCTGAAAATAGCTGGTTTATGATACACAATGTATCGGGCGGTGCATGGGGTGATGTAAATGATATTGAAAATGCTGCTAAACTGATGCGCAAATTCAATAATCAGGTACGTGACCTGTATGCTCAATATACTGGCGAATCAGCTGATACCATTGAAAAATGGATGAACGAAGAAACGTGGTTTACCGGCAAAGAAGCTGTAGACAAAAAGTTTGTCGATAAGCATTCCGGTGAGGCTGAGTTCAAAAACGCTATCAATCCTGAACAATGGCTGTTCAATAACACTACTGTACTCAATTCTTACAATTCTTATACAAAAAACAATCAAAATTATCCAGACATGGACATGAAAAAAATCGGTCAGATGATTACTGACGCAGTAAAAGCAGCTTTCAACACGGGTGATAAGAAAATCACAGAAATGAAGCCCGAAGAACTGCAAAACATGGTCACTAAGGCCATAACGGACTCTGTAAATGGTATAGCTGATGAAATAAACAACACTATTTCTACTGCTATCAATGCTGCACTGGCCGACAAAGGTGCTATCAATGCTGCCATTGCACAGGCAATCACTGACTCACTGGCTGAAAATGGTGGTATCGCTACAGCAATCGCCAATTCTTTGAAAGATTATGTTACCGCTGAAGAAGTGAACAAAATCAAAAAAGACATCGGCAACAAATTATCAGGCCCTGGTAAGAAAAACAAATCAGGCGATGATGATGAAGACGACAAAAAAGACCCGTTCAATCACAAAGGTATCAGTTGGAACAACAACGAGACCGAAGATGATGACGATGAAGATGAAGACGAATAGTAATCATCTGTAACAAGTAATCAATTTTTTAACTATAAAATTTTTTAACAGCTATGCAAGCTATCAATAACACAGGCATACTCAACATTTGCGGATCATGTAACTGTACAGGTTTCGCAGCGGGTGTTTCTTATGCCTACGATGCAGGAGCAAAAACTATCACTGTAACAGAAGGCTCTACGTTTCCTGCTGCTGATGCCCTCGCTATTGTTCACGTATATGTGACTGACAAGCATGGTAACAGCAAGTACGGTAAAATAGAAGCTGCAGGTGGCAATGTGGTAATAAATGTTGCTGCTATGAATGCAAATGGCGGCTTCAACATCATCGCTACAGTGGTATCAAATGACAAATGTATCGGAGACCTTGCCGTGTATGATGTAGCGGCTGCTACAGTTGCTGCAGGTACAGCCGGAACATTTACAGACTAATATCTGCTCATTCAACTAACCGAAACAATTTTTTAAACACTTTTTAATTTTTTATAAGATGGCAAAGCCAACACCATTAATTGTTAATAGCCACGCGCTTTATGAGCTGATAGTTCAGCCTCATTTCGCTGATATCCTGCCTGACTATACAGGTTCATACAGCGGTACACTGAGTGAATTTACAGTGATGGATGAGGTATCTCTTGCAAAGGGTACTCCTATCATTGATATGTTCCGTAATCAAAACTTCCTGAAGCGTAAAGACGCAAGCTGTAAAACAGACTGGTCACCTGCAGGCAGCGCGAAGGGACGTAAAATTACAGTTGAAGAACTGTATGGTGCTACCGAAGACTGTCAGCAACAATTCTATCAGGGTTGTTTGAAAGACTTCCGTAACCAGAATAAACGCTTCCGTGATTTCATTATGAAATCTTTCCGTGGTGGTATTGGTCTTGACCTGGCTGCTAACTCTTACTTCGGTAATGTTAAGCGTGCAGAAGACAACAATCCTGATCCTACTAAACGCTGGTCATGGAATAAGTATGATGGCATTTTCACAAAAATTGCTGAGTATACAGCAGATGGTACTATCGCAGGGGGTCAACACTTCGCAATTGACGCAGGTGTAATTAATCCTGCTGATGCGTACGATATCATGAAAGACCTGTATGATAGGCAAGATGATGTTCTTGATGGTCTTGTTGAATTGGATAAGGCTATCTATGTGGACAAAAAACTTGCAAAAGCATACGAAAGATACCTGATATCTATTGGTGTTCTATCTGGTGGTAATGAAGGTGTTGGTTTTATCCGTAATGGTATACCTACGCTGAATTTCGAGGGTATCCCAATATATATAGAACCTGTTTGGAACCCTATACTGAAAAAACTTAACGGTGGTGCTAATGATGCACACGCTGCTGTCCTCACTGTATCTAAAAACTTTGTTTTCGGTACAAACAAAAACTACGGTGGCGGTCCTGATGAAGACATGGCGCTTCGTGTATGGTGGAGTGATGATGATGAAGTTTGGCGTCAGAAAATGTATATGTGTGCTGGTACTGAGCTTATCATGCCTCAGCATATAGTATACGGCATAACTGATAATCTGGCGTAACTGTAACAGCAATCTTTTTCGTAAACACTTTAAATTTTTTATAAAATGTTAGCAATAACAGTAGCTGGTTATACAGCAGCATGTGGCCCGGTATCAGGTGGCGTATCTCGCATTTGGGTGTTCGACCCTGCGGATTTCGATTTCACTCAAGCGGGTGCAAAAGACCCCTATACAGCAGTAGCTCGTAGAGCTGGTGCGACTTCTGTAGGCGGTGCAAAAATGTTTCCTATCACTTTTGCTGAGGAAGAAGCAGAGTTGAAGTTCACGAAAACTACAGGTATCGTATCTAACAAATACGAGCACTCTGTGGAGGCTACTCTGCCAAACCTGAGCAATGATATTACAGAGTTCATGATGGTTATGGATGAAGGCGGTGTTTGTGCCGGTCTTGGTTTGATAATCGAACTGAACAGCGGTAAAATCTTTGTGATGGGTGAACGCTACGTTAATGCATCTGCAATGAAACGCTTCAAAGTGAAGCTAACAGATGCTACAGGTCAATCAGGTAAAAAATGGGATGATCTGAACGGTGCAAACGTAATCTTCAAAGGCAACTTTGACCGTGGCCTGCTTGAGTTTACAGGTGGTGCAGCCGCTATCATAGCGTTTGAGGCATAACAACATTTCTCTAACACTTCATTTTTTTAATAATGGTTGATGTAACAATCAAGCAAGAGTTTCAGGCCGAGGTCGTTGGTTTCAACGGCTCCGGCCTTCCTCTTGGAAAGCGAACACAAAAGGATTTGATAGACCTGGCTATCCTTTCGTATCATAACCCGGTATTCAAACAGTATTTCGAGGAAATACCATCACTGGATGAATTGAATGCTGCTAAGGGTGAAAGAGTAATTCAGGCAACCGCCACACCGGCAAACAAATATGTAGGTATGAAGCTCAAACCACTTCAGAAAGAGCTTGCTTCTCGTCCTCACATCGAAATAGCAGATGAAGACAAGGACAATACCGAAAAAATCATTGCGCTGCTTGTTGAGGATGACGCTAAACAATCAGCATAACAACACATAGATGAAATGCGTGATCGTAATAGAAAAAACAGAATCGCCAAGGGTGCAACAGCGACTCCAACCGCTACCCCTGCAACGCCTACGTCCACTAATGGGGGTAAGGTGAGTGTTACTAATACGGCATCATTAGACGCAGAACAACCTATACCACACGAGTATAATTCACAAGTCTTTATTAGTAGGAAAGGGGTGCAATACATCCCTTTCCTTAATCCTACAGATAACTTCGCGCAACTACTTGTAGAGGCTAAAATGCTCAGCCCTACAAATAAGTCATGCGTAGGCTCAAAATCTGAGTTCTGTTTGGGTACCGGCGTCATGTTCAAAGACGTCGATAAAGTAGAAGGCTTCGATGACTTTGCACGATCAGTAAACAGAAAAGGGCAATCGCTTAATGAAATCATCAAAGGTGGTTTCAATTCTTTTTTTACTGGTGGCAATGCTTATCTCGAAATTGTACGTGGTGAAATATTAGGTACTCGCGTAATGGCCATATATAAGCGCAATTTGCTCGACTGCAGGCTTGCGCTTCCTGATGATGATGACATGGCCGTGTCTGTAATAGTTTCAAAGGAATTCCGCGAGCGTGGCATTTGGGATATGAGTATGGACAAAGTAACTAACATACCTATCTACTCTACTAATATGTTCGATAACGTTTGGTGGAGGGATAGCAGAGGCTTTGAGCATACCATGATACACCTGAAGAATGAAGAAGAAGGATATGACTACTACGGCATGCCTTCAAACATTGCTTCTTTGCCTCAGCAGATACTTGAATACAAAGCTGCACGTGCAAACATCGACAACTTCGATAATAACCTTGTGTTGGGTGGCACCATATTACTGAAAGGTAACGTTACACCTGCAGAGGCTAAGAAAATCGGCAAGCAGATAGTATATCAGCATAGTGGTGATGGCAAACGTGGCCGCTTTGCTATTCTGTACTCTGAAAATGGTGCGCTGCAGGACACTAAGATTGACCAGTTCCAAAAAGAGCGCGATGGGGACTTCATAGAGCTGGATAAGCACATTGAAGATAAAATCGTTTCTGCTAATCAGTGGGACCCGTTGCTTGCCGGCATGCATAAATCATCAGGCATAGGTTCAGGTGGTACAGCTTACATCCGCTCCATATTTGACATAAAGAATGAATCTGTAATAAAACCTGCACAGGCTTTCATGGTAGACAAATTCCTGAAGCCTCTCATGTTCATTATAGATGACTTCATGGGCACGTCCTACAGTAAACATGAAATAGGCCTGCAGACTGTACTTCCGATATCGTTCCTCGGAGATATTGACGTTAATGCAATCCTTACAGTGAATGAAGGCCGCAAAGTAGCAGGCCTGAGTGAAATGGATGGTGAAGAAGGTAAACGTATCATTAAACAATCAAAAGACACTGGTAATGTACAGGATAAACCCGTTAAATAGGTACACGCTTATAACGCCGGACGAAGTAATAGCGAAAGCAGCTATTAACGAGGATGCCGATATCAGAATACTGCAGGCGAGTATTGAAGTTGCTGAGGAAAGGTGGATAGCACCTGCACTCGGCAATAAGTTTTATGAGGAACTGCTCGA